ATCCAATACTGTTATAAAGGTGACGCCCCCTGTGCTATCAAGCCACAGAAATTAAGTCACCCAGAGTGTTAGGCACACTCCTATCAAAGCCAATCCGTGAACTACCGTAATCGTAAGCATCACTGCTAACGAAGACACCAGCCCAGAATCCACAAACCAATGAATCTTATCTCTAAGATTAACAAAGGATTGTAAAGTTTCTAAATCACGAGAATAAGGAATCTCTGCTCCAAAAGGAGTAAGTTGTCCACCCATTACTGGGTTCAAGTGACCGAAACCTTGGATTTCTGAGAAAGTGTTCTCCGTTGGAAGGGAGAATGCGATCTGTCTAGAGAATCGATGTAAATCAATCGACCTTTTGAAGTCTCTGTAACTCGATGCCATTTCTGACATAGGGAATGAGATATCAAAAGGACTCTGAGACCAAGAAGGGCTACTATAGCCGAATCTAGCGCGAGCCAGTTCCGGGTAAAATATATGGCTTTTAACCTCTTTTCCAGCTATTACTAGCCAGAAAGGAGTTTGAAAAGTTATATATATCCATCCAATTAATTTCTCCAACCAAGTTTGTCTCAGGAACCCTAGCGTAAGCTGGGATGCCGCTTCAATACGTTGAATTAACGTATCGAAACTGTGAGAACAGAATTGGTTCCATTCTTTTCTAATTAATGCGAAATTAGCATTAAGAAGACGACTATCACCCGCAAAACGCGAATTATACCGATGAATCGGGATAATCGAATTTTGAAGTGATATTATCGAGTTAGAGTTGATGTTTATCCAAACATCAGCTTTAACTGGGAATGGTCCGAAAGGAGAAGTAAGTGCTATCATTATTCGTCTCGACCAATACGGCATCGACCCAACTTTACGATGGGAAGATATTGTATCGTGTCTAGAATACCGAATACTTGACTTAGCAACGTTTATCAAATCAGGTTTGAATTCTCGCTGTATTAAATCTTCGATCCAATGGACCAAAAACGCGTCATCCTTATAAGCTTTTATAGCTTCATTAGGATTAATCGCACTCAAGTTCGTTCCTTTGTAATGAATTTGTTTTGCAAACTCAAAAACACCGGTTTTCGAAGTTAAGGATTTGTGCATTGATACTCCAACACCTAAATGGTTAAGGATTACTAAGTATTGTTCGGCAACTTTTGTATTCATGATTACCACGTCATCACCAATGATGGCATAGTCATGGAACCACCTAGTTCCTCCTGTACGGTAATGAGCCCATTGCACCACTAAGTGATGCGATAGAGCGAATACTGCCCAAGAAGAAAGAGTACCCATAGGTTGCCCTACAGCGTATCTAACTAGAAGATTTTCCTTTTTCAAGAAATAATCACGATCTACTAAGACAGATTTCCACAGACTAG